CCCAACGTCGAAAGGAGCGCGCTCATGCCGCTCATCCGCAAGGACCGGGCGGGCAGCGACTCGTTCGGTCACGCCTGGGACGAAGACGGCGCAGTCGTCGACATGCCGCACGAGGAGGCTGAGGAACTCCTCGCCATCCCCGACGGCGGGTTCACCCTCGTACTGCCGGACGCTGAGGACGATTCGGCGCCCGACGACACCGACCCGGAACCGCCGGTCGACGACGACCCGCCGGCCGAGCCGGACGTGAACCCGGACATCTCCGAGATCGACCCGGACGCACCAGCCGACGAGCCCGAGGCGAAGCCCGCGGCGAAGAAGACCGCGGCGAAGAAGACGGCCGCCCGCAAGCCTGCCTCTGTCGAGGAGTAGCCGATGGCCGCGGACTCCCCGGTCCCGCTCGCAACCTCGGCGGACATGCAGACCGGGCAGTTCGCCGACCTGGTCCGCGACTACAGTGCGGACGCCCTCGACCAGTTGATGATCGAGGCCACCCGTCAGTGCGAAGGCATCTGCCAACGCCGCCTCGCACCGTTTACGGGGCTCCCCGAGACGCACCGGGCAACTGGCGTCGACCCAGATGAGTACACCGATGCCGCGAACATGCCCATGGATTTGCAGGGGACCCTCGGCCGCTCGTACTCGAACGCCCTCGGCGCCGGTGATCAAGTGCGGCATGTGTGGCTGAACGAGTTCGCCGGCCGCTACCCCGACCTGTGGACCTACGGCAATCTGCAGGTCACCATCCTGCGGTCATACGGTGGCTCGCAGGCGGTGAACGCCGCGTCGCTGATCGGCGCCGAGCCGGACAGCGGGCATGTGTGGTTCACCCTGGGGACGTTCCTGCCGGTCGGCTCCCTGATCAGGGTCACCTACGACGGCGGCTACACCACGATCCCAGCGGACCTGAGTCGCGCGGGCAAGCTGCTCGCGGCGTCGAACGTCCTCGGCGAAATCGACCCGGCCGGAACCCAGTTCAGTCAGGACCCGGGGGCGCTGCGAAAGCAGGCCGAGGACATCCTCTGCAACTACCAGCGCACGTGAGCGGGGGCGTCTGGTGAGTTCAGCGGATGCGGTCGACCGTGAGGCGGCGTGGTTGTCGGCCTTCAGTGAAGCTGACGGCCTGCCCTCCCTGGCGCTGGCGCAGGGCGGTCCGTTCGATGTGGTGCAGGCGCGTCGCCCGCGCACTCCGGCCAAGCGGCGCCGGTCCCTGTATGTCCTGCGGCGCACGATCGTAGTGGAGCGTTTCGGCTTCAACCGGAAGATCAACCACTACGGGTTCGAGCTGCAGATCGTGTGGCCGCAGACCTCGCCGTCCGGCCAGGCCGAGTCCGTCCAGGCCGACCTGGACGTCGCCGTCGAGTCGGTCATCCAGCGCGTGTCGGGCCTGTTCCAGGACAAGACGCACGGGGCGCGGTTCCTCAGCGTTGCCGAGGACCCGACGACGATCAACGTCGTCTTCGGGGACCCGGAGCAGACGATCCAGGCCCAGGCCGATCTGACGTGCTCGATCACTTATCAGGCGGACGACCAGGACTACACCTCCTGACCTGCCGCTCTTCCTTCTGGCTCTCGCCTCGCGGGGGCCCTTTTTCATGCCCGCAGATGTCCGCGAGGAGCCCCCGTGCCCGAGTCCGAAGAGACGCCGCCTCCGGTGCGGCAGCGCAACACCACCCCCTACACGTACAACGTCGCCGAGACCGAACACCACCCGGCCTGCGCCGTCCTGCCTGGCGACGAGGCCACCTTCCCGGCGCTCCTCGACGGCTGGACCGCCGTCGACGCACCGGAGGCTCAGGCCGAGACGCCGAAGTCCACCAGGAAGCGCACCGCCGCGGCGGACACCGACACGAAGGACGGAGGTGAGTCGCGGTGACTCTGCTGTCACGGCTCGGATATGTGGGCCTCGCGAAGGAGACCGTGCAGGGCACGTGGGTGACGCCCTCATACTTCCTGGCCTGCACGAAAATCGACCCCGAGATCAACTACGACCAGTTGCAGGACCTGTCGTACCGCAGCAACGACTCCAACCTGCAGGGCCTCTACCAGGGCGCTGGGGACTCCACGGTCGACCTGGAGTTCAACGGCTACCCGGACGCGCTCGGCTACGCCCTGCGGATCATCGGGCCGGACACGGTGTCGGCTGGCGTTTCGACGACCCTGTCCGCCTCAACGATCGCCGGGGCCACCACGATCAGCGTGGCGGCGTCGATTCCCCTCGGCTCCACCATCATGATCGACACCGGTGCAAAGATCGAGTACGCCACCACGGGCACCCCCACCGGCTCCGGCCCGTACACGATCCCCATCGCCACTCCCGCAGCCGGCCTGACGTATGCCCACAACTCGGCCGTGGCGGTCGTCTCGCAAACGACACACACGTTCAAGCAGTCCTCGACCGTCGCGAAGCCGACGTACTCGATCACCGAGTCGAACGTCCTGGAGGCGTGGGGCTACACCGGCTGCATGCTCTCCGACGTCAGCCTCAAGGTGGACCCCAAGGGCATCGTCACCTGCAGCTCCAAATACATGGGCTGGATCCCCGCCATCCAGGCGGGCCCATTCACGCCTGCGTTCTCGCAGCCTGCGCCGCTGCTGGGCTGGCAGTTCGCCATGACCAACGCGGGCGCCACCTCGACGCGCGGCCTGTCCTACGAGCTGGCACTGAAGCGGCCCATCGAGGCAATCCACGCGAGCAACGGCACCCAGCAGCCGCGCGAGGTGTTCTCGGGCGTCCTCGACGCGGACATCACCTACAAGGCGATCTACGAGTCCGACGTCGACTACAACCTGTACCTGCAGGCCCTGCAGGGCAACCCGACGACGATGGCGCTCACCGCCCCGGTCGGCGCCGGCGTCGACGCGAACGGGTCGTCGCTGACGCTGACGACGACGCAGGGCGGCTGGTCGAAGGGCAAGCCCGACATCAGCAGCACCTATGTGACGGCCGACTTCTCGATCAACGGGATCTACAACGCCACCGACTCGGGTTCGGTGCAGGCCGTGCTGAAGAACTTCACCGCCGCCGCTTACTAGATCAACTCCCTGGCCGTGCCCGCGCATGAGGGCGTCGCGGCACGGCCAGGGTCTACGCCCTCAGCGCCCTCACCCGCAAGGAGAACCACCGTGAGCTACACCGAGCCCTACAGGCTGCTGACATTCCCCGAACTCGGCGACGACGTCAGCGTCCTCATCAAGAACCCGCAGCTCCTGCCGCCCGACATGCTCTCCCCTGAGGACGTCCCGCTCAACGACAAGGGCGAGCCCCTCAACCCGAAGGACGGCCTGGCGGCCAGCTACAAACTCCTGGCCGGTCTGATCGTCGCCTGGAAGGTCTACGAAGTTTTCGACCCTGCCGACGCCCTGGAAGTCGACGCCGACGCCGACCCTGAAGACCTCTTCGCGCGCCTCGGCATCGGCACCCAGCAGCGCTTCGGGAAGGTCACTCCCGACGCTGTCGGCCGCCTCCCCATGGCCATCCTCGGCCGCCTCATGGATGAGGTGCAGCGCGTCACAAACCCTCAGTAGGGCCGGGGAGCCCCTACTACGAGGACGTCCTCATCCCCGTCGAATCCATCATCGAGGGCACGTGGGGCGGCGACACAGCCCCGGCCGAATGGTCCGACTTCCTGCTGATGAAACGCATGGGCTGGTCATGGGACGAGCTGCAGGCCACCCCCTGGTATGTGCGCCGATACGCCCTCGACTTCCTCAACATGGCTGCCGAGCACGAGGAGCGGCAGGCGCAGCGCGAGCGCACCAAAGCTCAACGCCAGCTGTAGACGGGGTGACCGAGTGACGGAGCTCAGGCCAGGCGTGTTCACTGCCGGGTTCGCGAAACTTGCCGTCGAGGGCGACGCGCGCACACGCCTGGCGCTCGAACCGCTCGCTCTCGCCGTCGAACGCCAGGCGAAGATCAACGCCTCCAACGGCCGCCACAAAGTGCGCACGAAAACCCCGGCCCACCCGGGCGAAGGCCCGGCAATCATCTCCGGCAACCTGAAGCGGTCCGTCGGACACACCCCGGTCGAGAAGGACCTCGACGGCTGGTACACCAAAGTCGGCCCCCGCATCGGATTCACCCCGCCATACGGGCGCACCCAGGCCCACCAGTACGGCCTCTACCTGGAGACCGGCCTCAGGAACGGGGCCACCTATCCGTGGCTGAAGCCGGCGGCCGAGTTCGCCTGCCGCATCAGCGCGGTGACGATCTACAACAAGTTGTACGGCTCGGCGTGGGGCCGCGTGTTCTAGCCACGCCGGTCCGGCGCTCTTCGCTGGACCCGCCTGCACCACTCCTCTCTTGATCGGCCTGAGGGAAGAGGGGGTGCACCCGCGATGGGCAGTGAAGTCGGAGACCTCTATGTAGTCCTCCGCGCGGTGACTGCCCCCTTCAAGGCGGGCATGAAGGGGGCCGCCGCCGAGGGCGAGGCCGCCACCTCCCGCATGGGCGGCGCGTTCAAGAAACTCGCCGGGTTCGGCATGATCGCAGGCGCCGCGACGATCGCGATCGGCGTCGCATCGGTGAAGGCCGCCGCCAACTTCCAGGAGCACATGACCCGCCTCCAGACGGCGGCCGGGCTGACGAACGACCAGCTGAAGAAGGTTGGGCTGACCTCCTCTCAGCTCAACGAGCAGGTGCTGAAGCTCGGCACCCAGGTCGGCTTCACGGGCACGCAGATGGCCGAGGCCCTCTACCACCCGATCTCCGCCGGCCTGGACCTGAAGTCGGCGCTGGCAGTGGTGACGGAGTCCGCGAAGGAGGCGAAGATCTCCGGCGCATCGCTGGAGGACACCACCTACTCGCTATCCAGCGTGATGAAGGCGTTCAACTTCCCGGCCACGTCGGCGAAGCAGACGATGGCCAGCCTCAACGCCATCGTCGGCCAGGGCGACATGCGCTTCCAGGACTTCAACGAGTCCATCAAGAACTGGGCGCCGACGGCCGCACAGATGGGGATCTCCGTCAACTCGATGGGTTCTGGCCTCGCCTACCTGACGGACCGCGGCAACAGCGCGGAGGTTGCGGCGACGCGGCTGACGATGGGCATCTCGATGATGACTACGCCGTCGCAGAAGGCCACGAAGATGCTGACGGCGCTCGGTGTGGCGTCGACGGATGTGCATGCGTCGAGCGCGGCGATGCAGTCGGCGATGGAGAAGGCCGGGATCACGCAGAACCGGCTGGCCATGGACTTGAAGAAGCCTGACGGCCTCTATGTGGCGCTCAAGGATCTGAAGACGTCGCTGGAGAAGGCTGGGGTCAGCGGTACGGAGGCGGATTCGGTCCTGGCGAAGATCTTCGGCGGTGGCCGCAGCGACAAGGCGATCATGTCGCTGATGCAGAACCTGGACGGTCTGAAGACCAAGTTCGGGGACATCCAGAAGGCATCGAAGGAATCAGCGTTCGACGCATCGTGGGCGAAGACGCAGAAGACGTTCCGCACTCAGCTGCAGCAGACCGAGGCCGCCCTGGTCAACATGGGCATCCGCCTCGGCACGATGCTGCTGCCGTATGTGCAGACGTTCCTCGGCTGGATCCGTACCGGGGTGACGTGGCTGTCGCAGCACAAGGGTGCCGTGATGGCGCTCGCCGGCGCCCTGGGTACGACGCTGGTGGCGGCGGTCATCGCCCTCGGGGGTGCCCTGTACGCGGCCCTGGGGCCGGAACTGCTGATCGCGGCCGGCATCATGGCCGTGGGCGCGGCCCTGGTGTACGCCTACAACCACTTCGCGACGTTCCGCCGGATCGTCAATGATCTCGCCCGCGTGCTGGGCACCGTCTTCAAGGTGGCTTGGCAGGCCACAGCAACAGTCGTCCGCTGGTTCGTGACCAGCGTGCTCCCGCTCATCAAGCGGGGCTTCCAAGCACTGGTGACATGGTTCACCGCGCACAAGCAGACCTTCGTTGGCGCCTGGAACTCGATGGTCAAGGGCGTACAGACGCTCGTCCACTGGTTCAACACGAACGTGATCGCATGGGTGAAGGCCCGGATCGCGGACCTGACCGCCTGGTGGAAGGTCCACGGCGCGCAGATCGAAACGATCGCCAAGGTCGTCTTCGGAGCCGTCGGGCTGATCGCGAAGACGTGGTGGACCAATGTGATGCGGCCGATGCTGTCGATCCTGGCCTCTTCTTGGAAGTCGACGTGGCGCGTCGTCGGGGCCACCGTGAAAACGGCCTGGGCGCTCGTATCCGGCGTCACGACAACTGCGATGCACCTGGTGCTCAACACGATCGGCCTCGTCCTCGACCTGATCACCGGGAAATGGTCCCGCGTCTGGGGCGACCTGAAGAAGCTGGTCGGCCAGCAGATGAGCGACACGGTCTCGCTGCTCCGGCATGTGGGCTCCAGTTTCGCCAACCTGCTGACCAGCGCGGGACGGGCCCTGATCGAAGGTCTGATAAGCGGCATCAAATCGGTCTCCGTGTCGTCAGTGCTGTCCAACATCGCGCACGGCGCAGTCAGTGCCTTCAAGAGCGCCATGGGTATCAGCTCTCCGTCGAAAGTGTTCCGCAGCCTCGGCATCTACATCAACGAGGGCCTCGTCGACGGCCTCACCGGGTCGATGGCGAAGGTGAAGGCCGCAACGCGGCGCATCGAGTCGCTGCTGATGCAGACCTACAACAAGGTCGCCGACCAGAAGGGCCACAAGGGCGTCTCCAACAAGTGGGTGGCTTCTCACGAGAAGGCCATCAAGCGCCTTGAGAGCTACGCCCACAAGGAAGACAAGATCCTGCGCGGCCTCGCGGCCAAGAGGGACAGTGTCGCCGCGAAGCTGAAGTCGGCGCAGACCAGACTGGCCACCCTCCAGAAGGAATGGTCCGACGAGGTCAAGTCGGTTGCCGACGGCGTCATGCAGGGCTTCTCCATCGTCACCGACGCCCCACAGGAGGGCTTCGCGCTGACCGCGCAGGACGTCGTCAACAAAATGCGCGACCAGATGGCCAAGGCCGTGCAGTTCGCGGCCGAGTTGCAGGCTCTGAAGAAGAAGGGGCTGTCCTCCGATCTGATCGCGCAGATCGCGGCGGCCGGCGTGGACCAGGGCGGGGCGACGGCGGCGGCGCTCCAGAATGCGTCGGCGTCCCAGATCAAGCAGATCAACTCGCTGAACACAACCACGAAGAACGCGGCCACGTCGGCGGGCAAAGCTGTTGCGGACAGCATGTATGGGGCCGGAATCAAGGCCGCCCAGGGTCTCGTCAAGGGCTTGCAGTCGCAGGAGAAGGCGATCGAGAAGCAGATGATGAAGATCGCCAAATCCATGGAGAAGGCCATCAAGAAGGCCCTCGGGATCAAAAGCCCCAGCACCGTATTCGCGGAGATCGGAACCTGGATCCCGCAAGGCCTCGCCAAGGGGGTCGACAGCGGCGCCGAGCACGCCACGCGGGCCATCGGCCGGCTGGCGAGTTCCGTGGTCGGGGCGGGAGGGTTCGGGGGTGCCGGCCTCGCCGTGGCGGGCGGCGGGGGCGGAGCGGTGATCCACAACCATCTTCACCTCACTGTCGAGGGCCACGTCATGACGGAACGGAATCTGCGGGACGTCGTCGAGTCGTCGATGCTCAAGCTCGGCATGCGCAACCCGCAGACCTACGCCGCCTACAAGCGCTGACCCAACTGATCAGTTCGAGGGCGCCGCCGGGCGCCGGATTGGTGGTGCCCGGTGGCGAATCCGAAGCTGGCCACGCTCGCCGACACGTTCGGCGCCGCGGTGCTCAACACGACCCTGTGGAATGCGTCGTCGGCCAGCCCGAACGTCCAGGTCGATACGGTCCTGGACCGGGTAGCGGTGTCGTGCACTACCAGCTACTACTCGCTGGCCTCCACCCCGTGGGATGCGACGTCCGCCAACCCGGCCAGTCCGAATGGCGTGTATGCGCGGGTCGTACCGGCCCCGCCCGGCAACGGCAGCACGGAGACGTTCTTCGAGGTGCTCCTCGACGCCAGCAACAAGGCGAGCCTGTTCGTGTCCGGCGGCGTGTTCCAGGCCCGGGTGGTCAACGCCGGCGTTAACACGACCACAACGATCGCCGCGTCGGCCGCTGCCTACGATGCGTACAGCTTCGCCTGGTGGCGGGTTCAGGAGGTGTCCGGCTCGTTCGTCTTCGCGACCAGCCCGGACGCGTACACGTGGACCACCCGGGCCACCATCGCGTACACGTGGGCGGCGACCGCGACGAAGTTTCAGTTCGTCACCGGCTACTACGCCACCGAAACCGCAGGTCAGTTCGCCTACATCGACCACGTCAGCACCACCGCGTCGGCGCCCGGCACGCCCAACCTGAACTGGCCGCAGGTCGAAGACGGTTGGGGTGCTTTCTGGAACGCCAACGGGGGCACCCAGCCACTCGACAGGTATGTCGAAGTCTCCGACCGCACCCGGCAGACCGTGACCGTATCCCGGGGGCGGCAGTACGAAATCGACCAGGTGCGAACCGGCGAAGCATCGCTGACACTCGCCAACACAGACGCGGCCCTGGACCCCACCAACGCGGCCGGCCCCTGGTACGGGCACATCGCCCCCTACCAGCCCTACCGGCGTCGCGCCCAGTGGCCAGCCACCCGCAACGTGCTCGACCAGGTCATGGCCACCGCGGGCGACCTGGGCGGCTATGCGCTCGGCGCCATTCCGCAGGGCGTGACCGGCCCGGACATTTTCTCCGTCAGCGACAGTACGGGCGGCAGCTTCGTCTCCTCGGCGACCGCCTGGCAGGGCGGCACGGTCATGCAGTTCAGCGTGCCCAACGCCACCGCCGGGTCGACACGCATCGTGTACACGCCCCGCTGGTCGGCGCTCCCTGGTCAGACATACACCGTGCAACTGCGGGCGAGGAACATCACCCCGGCGACGACGCTCGCGGTTCGCGCCTTCATCGGCAACTACACGTCCGTGAGCACCAACACCCTCAACTTCGGCACCCCGGCAACGTTGACCGGGTCGGCGACCGCAGCCTGGACGACATTCACGGCAACGTTCACGCTGCCGGCCGGGGCGGGCGGCATGAACTGCGGCCTCGCACTGGACACGTCCGCGGCTGCGGCCACCTGCAGCATCCAGGTAGATGGCTGGCAGCTGGAGAAGGGCGCCACGGCCACCACCTGGACGGCGCCGGGCGTCTGGTTCCCGGTGTATGCGGGCTGGACGGAGCGCTGGCCGTCGTCGTGGGACATGTCCGGCACCTACGGCGTCGTGCAGCCGACCGCAGTCGACACGTTTTCGCTGCTCTCGCAGCAGACGTTGTCGGATCCGCTCACGCAGGAGATCAACGCGAATTCGCCGCGGTTCGTGTACAAGCTGGATGACCCCGCCGGTTCCGTGGCGGTGACGGACTGGACGGGCAACAATCCGGCCGCACAGCTCGCCGTCAGCAAATACGGCGCCGGGTCGTTGGTGTTCGGGAGCTCGATCACGGCCACGGATGCGACTGGTCTCTACACGGGATCCAGCGGAACCGTTGCCACATTCAACAACTCGAATCCCGGCACCGTCCTCATCACCGGCGGCGCCACCTTCATCAAACTGACCAGCGCCGGGATCGCCGGGCCCGCCAACAGCGGCTCGTACTCGCGCATGCTGGCCTTCAAGTACACGGGGCCCGTGCCGACCGCACACGCGACACTGTGGTCGTCGATGGACTCGCAGCGCGCGAGCGGAAACCCGTCCGGCTCGCAGCTGTATCTCGTGATCACCAGCGGCAGCCTGCTCCAGGTGTGGCTCTACGGTCCCACCGGAGCCAGCGTGGCACTCGACTTTCCCGGCGCCGTGAATGTCGTGAACGGCGACTGGCATCTTGCGATCTTCGGCTATGACGCGGCAAGTGCAACATTCCGGCTCTCGCTGGACGGCACCACCTGGGCGTTCGGCAGCGTCAACCCGGCAACGATGCCGAGCGGGCTCGTCGGCGACAACCTTGGCGGCTTCGTCGACATCACCGTCGGCAACGGAACCACCTTCAACTACAAGGGCGACCTCGCGTTCGCTGCCGAGTTCCCCGCGCAGTTGTCGGCCTCGGCCATGAGCAACCTCTACTCGGCGTGGAAGGCGGCGTGCGCGGGCGAATCGTCGGACGCCCGCTACGCCCGCATCCTGCGGTACGCCGGATTCAGCGGCGCCTCGTCGCTGCAGACCGGCCTCACCACGTCGATGGGCCCGGCCGCGATCGACGGCCAGGATGCCATGAGCGCCCTGCAGAGCGTGGTGGACACCGAAAACGGCGCCCACTTCGTCGACCGGGCCGGGGCCGTCCAGTTCAAGGCCCGCTCCAACCGCTATAACGCGCTCACCCCCATGTACACGTTCGGGGAGAACGCGGCAGCGGGGGAGTGGCCCTACGAGGACTGCCAACTCGACTTCGACTCGACGCACCTGTCCAACCAGGTCACAGTGACGCAGGAGTCGACGTCGCAGAACTTCTACGCCAACGACGCGACATCCACGGCGAACTACTTCGTGCGCACCCTGACGCGCACCATCAACGCCTCCGACCCCAACGAGGTCCAGGACGCCGCCGACTACCTGCTGTCCCGCTACAAGGCGCCCGCCACCCGCGTCAGCTCCATCAAACTGCACCCGAGTGCGATGCCCGCCCTGTGGCCGGTCTGCCTCAACCTCGAACTCGGCACGCGGGTGCGGGTGATGCGGCGGCCACCAGGCCTCCCGGCCATCACCGTCGACTGCTTCATCGAGAACATCCAGGCCGACTTCGGGGACGACGGGGAGGCCTGGTACACGCTCCAGTGCAGCCCGGCCGACTTGACGTCCTACGGGATTTTCGCGGCCTGGCATACGACGCTGCACGCGACCATCGCGTCCGGCGTCGCCTCGATCACCGTGGACGCCAGCCAGGACAACGCGAACCCCCTCGCCGCACAGGTGGCGGCCGGGCAGCAGATCGTCCTCGGCCAGAACTCGGCAAACCAGGAGACCGTCACGGTCCTCAGCGTCGGCGCAACCAGCCCGGGCTGGACGACCGCCGTCATCACCCTCACCGCAGTCACGACCAAGGGCCACACGGCGGGCGATGTGGTGTGCCAGGCACTGCCCGCCGGGACGACGGACCCGACGACGTGGGACCAGGTCAGCAAGTTCGACTCCATCGCCTTTGCTTACTAGGAGGTTCCCGTGGCGCGCACGGTGCCCATTTCCGTCGTCGAATCGCCTGGCAGCTATCTGACGGGTGCCCTGTGGACCGCCCAGGTCAAGGCGACCATGGACTACCTCATGGGCTCGGGTACGAACGGGGTGCCCCGCTTCAAGGGGTACGCGTCGACCGGGCAGTCCATCGCCACGGGCAGCGGCGCAGACACGCCCGTGACCCTGGACTCGGAAAGCTACGACAGCGACAACGGCCACTCCGTGTCCACGAACACCAGCCGGTACGTGATCCAGGTGGCGGGCACCTACCTCATCATGGCCACCGCAGGGTTCCCGACGAACGCCACCGGCAACCGCAAGCTGGGCATCAACATCAACGGCACCAACGCCAACGGCGGCGTATTTACAGGGCCGGCGATGGCCGGCAACTCGTGGGCGGCATGCGTCGGCGTCGAGCAGGCCCTGGTGGTGGGCGACTACGTCGAGATGGTCGTGTGGCAGACGAGCACTATCTCGCTGTCTCTGAACGCGGGGGGCAGCGGCTTCGGGCCGACCCTGATGTGTCATTGGTTCAGCAGCTAGGGGAATCGCTATGCAGACTTTCGACAGCACCACATACGAACTGAGCGTGTACGCCTCAGAGGGCGCTCAGGCGAGCTTCAAGTGCGATGCCGAGGGCGGCTACACGGACGCATTCATGATCGCTTTCGCGCAGGCCGTGAAGGCGCTGAACTGGCCGACGGGTCAGAGGCCGACAGTGTCCCTGTCCAAGACCACCCGTGAAGACGACTACTACACGGTCGACCTGACCGCAGGCACACCCGCTTTCACCTGACCGTCGGCTTACGCCGCCCGGCCCGCACGTTTCGTGCGGGCCTTTCGCATGCCCCAACGCGCCCTCTCGGAGCCACCGTGACACGCAACATCACCTTCCGCCCCGGCGTACTCCCCGCCGAGCCGGCCCGCCCGCGCCTCCGGTTGCGCGACTTCCTCACCGGCGAAGCCCCCGACCGGACGGCACAGAAGCCGCCTGCCTCCGTCGACTACGAGTCCGGCATCGACTTCCCGATGTACGGCAACGACGTGGCCGGCGACTGTGGCCCTGCCGGATGCGGGCACGTCGTCCAGTCGCTGACGACCTACGGCCAGGGCAGGACGGCCACGGTCACCGAGGCCACCGTCCTCGCCTTCTACTCGGCGATCAGCGGCTACGTACCTGGCGATCCGTCGACGGACGTCGGCGTGAACCTGCAGGACATGCTGGAGTACTGGCGCAAGCACGATCTAGGCGGCCACGAGATCCTCGCGTTCGCCGAGGTCGACATCTCCAACCCGGCCGAAGTGCAGCTCGCCATCGACCTGTTCGACGCGGTCATCACCGGCATCAATCTGCCGCAGTCCGCCGAAGACCAGTTCAACGCGGGCAAGGTCTGGGACGTTGTGCGCGGCTCGAAGGTCATCGGCGGCCACTGCGTACCGTTCTTCGGCTACGGCAACGGCCTGTACAAGGGCGCGACCTGGGCTGCCGTGCAGGCCATGACGGAGGCGTTCCGCAAGAAGTACGCGGCCGAGGGCTGGATCGTCATCACCAGGGAGTGGCTCGACGCCAAGGGTAAGAGTCCGACCGGGCTCGACCTGTACGGCCTCGGCCAGGCGCTCTCGGTGATGACCGGAGACCCCAACCCGATCCCGGCACCGCAGCCCCAGCCCGTCCCGGTGCCGACCCCTCCTCCCGCGCCCACTCCTGCTCCGAATCCTCGACTGGCTGAGGCGGCTGTTGCTGCCCAGGAGTTGGCGGATCTGATGCGGCCGTGGGCGCCCAGTACGACGACGGGAGCCTGACCATGGCCACCTTCCACGCCGCGATCGTCCACCCGGACCAGTCGGTCACCTACTGCGGCGAAGTCGACCAAGCCCACGTCGACACGGTCCGCGCCGTCGCCGCGATCGAGGACGTGCCCCGGTTCGTCAAGGAGCACCCGCGGCAGCCGGGCGCGCTCTTCGTGCTGCGCCCGGACGATGAGGGCGGCGACCTCGACTGGTATGTGCCGACAGACGCCGCTGCGTACACGGTCCGCGAGCCTGATCCCGACCCGGTGGGTGCCGTCGCGACGCTCACTGCCATGGCAACGGCCGGCCCTGCCTACATCGACGGCGTTGAGCGCCTCGGCGGGCAGGTCATCGGCGGCGCCATGGACCATCCGGAGTCGGGGCCCCGGTTCACCTGGCACGTCACGGTGTCGCCGCAGGGCTACTTCACTTCGATGGCGTCCTACCTGATCGCCGCCGGGTTCGAGCCGCAGGTGCTGTACGACCCCAAGACGGACAGGCTCGGCCAGTTCGGGCCGCTCACCCAGTCGGGCCGCGCGCTGCAGAACGACGGCGCGCGCCGCACCAACCGCGAGGGCCCGGTCAACATTCAGGTCGAGGTCGTCGCCATGCCGTCCCCTCCCTGGACGGATGGTTTCGACCTGGCGGCCAAGCCGAACTTCCGCAAGCTCCTCGCGGCTGGCCGGGCGCACGGCATCCCCGACGTCTGGCCTGCCGGACCACCGGTCTCCTCGTCGAGCCAGGCGATGCCGCGCACCCGCAGCATCTGGCAGTCGAAGGCCGGGCACTACGGGCACTGTCACGTGCCGGCAAACAGCCATTGGGACCCCGGCGGCATCGACATCAGCAAGGTCCCCGGCAAGGCCGTCACCCCGAAGCCGACGCCCACCCCGAAGCCTGCGGCCAAGCCGAAGGTCAGCGTCGCGCACGTCGCCACCGCGGCCAAGCACGACCCCTCTGCCGCGCAGGGCCACGCCACCTACCGGGCGGAAGTCCTCCTCGTCGAGAAGGCCTTGCACGCCGAAGGCCTCCTCGACCAGCAGTACGTCGACGGCAGCTTCGGCAGCCTCACCGTCACCGCCTACGCCAAGTGGCAGCGCTCCAAGGCTGGCGGCTCGTACAGCGGCACCGCGGCCGACGGCATCCCCGGCAAGACCTCCCTCAGCAAGCTCGGCGCGAGACACGGCTTCACCGTCGTCGCCTGAACCAGAAACGAGAACCCCATGAAGATCAATCGTGAACCGGCGGCGCTGCTCGCGTTCGTCGCGGTCGGCATCAAGCTGCTGGCCGCGTTCGGCGTGGGCCTGAGCAGCGACCAGCAGGCCGTCCTCAACGCGGTCGCCGCAGCCGTCGTCGGCCTCGTCGTGGCGGTGCTCGCGCATGACGCGCTCGCCGCACCCCTGTACGGCTTCACCCAGGCCGCACTCGCGCTCGCGGTCGGCTTCGGACTCCACTGGTCCGCCGACCAGCAGGCCATCGTGCTCAGCTTCGTGCAGGTCGCCATCGCCATGTTCCTGCGCACCCAGATCACCGCGAAGACGAAGGCCGTCGTGCCGCGGGCCGCCCGGCCCGTACAGGACGTCGTCTGAGCCAGACGGAGTAGCACGTGCCCACCGATCCGACGAACGGCGAGCTCGCCCACCGCATCGAGGCCATGCGCCTGGACCTCAAAGAGGACTTCCGGGAGGTCGCCAAACGGCTCGACGCCAAGGTGTCCGTCGAACGGTACGAGCTGGAACGGCGGGCCGCCGACGCAGTACATCGCGCGCTCATCGAGAGGGTGGCGGCGATCGAGGCCGAGCGGGCATCGGAGAAGCGGGACGCCGAACTGGAACGCCGGAAGCGGGAAGATGAGAGGCGCGCCGACAAACGCCTCGTCTTCTCCGCGCTGATCGTGCCCGTGCTCATCGTGCTGCTGCAGGTGTACCTCTCATCCCGGGGGGCCGGTTCGTGAGCGAACACGCATCCCCGGCGAAGGAACGCCGCAAGGCCGATCTGCGGTATGCGGCGGTCACAGTCGTTGCGGTCGGCTCCTTCGCCACCATGGCGATCTGGATGCAAGGCCTCTCCGACGACCTGCGGGTCTCCAACCAGGCCCGCGACGCCTTGGCCCGCCAGGTGCAGTCCCTCGGGCATAAGCCGGTCGCCGGACCGCCCGGGTCGCGCGGCGAGGCAGGCGCATCGGTCGTCGGCCCGCGCGGACCGCAGGGCGATACGGGGGCGTCGGGTAAGCCGGCGCCCACCATCACGCCGAAGCCGGGCACATCTGGCGCGTCCGGGTCCCCGGGAAAGCCGGGAGCCGACTCGACAGTGGCTGGCCCGACCGGTCCGCCGGGGGCGGACTCGACGGTCGCCGGACCTCAGGGCGAGGCAGGCGTGGCCGGACCTGTCGGCCCGCAGGGCGACCGCGGCGAGAAGGGCGACACCGGCGCGACCGGCCCGGCACCGTCCGGCTGGACGTACACGGACGGGGCGGGCGTCACCTACACGTGCACGCCCGACTCGGACGGCTCCACCCACTACACGTGCACGCCCGCTCCGGCGAGCCCCACACCCAGCCCGTCGAACCCGGAAGCCGCAGTGCTGGTGCTCAGTGCCGCGCTCGCCCGCAGGAGGATCGATGCCCCGAGCAGTACCCGTGGCCGTCACCGGGCGGTCCGCCGCCGCGGCGCCCACCGTTGAACCGGCCCCGCGCCAGCCGCGCCGCGACGACACGGCGGCCGATGCCGGGTCGCTGGAGCGTGCGGGGCGCCTCGACCCGCAGCCGGTCCCGGCGCCCAGCATCAGCCCGTTCCTGTCGCCCGACCTGCCGCCGTATGAGGAGGACGACTGACGGGCCCCGAGTCACCGGCTGCCCCAACAGGCCGGTTGCCCTGTCCGCCCCCTCGCCCGGTGGGGAGGTGATGTGATGCTGCACCTGGTTCTCGACCTGCTTGTCAGCCTGTCCGTCTGCCTCTGACCGGCACGCCAACGCCCCCGCTCTTCTCGCTGCCATCTGGCGGCGCGGAGGGCGGGGGCGTTTCGCTGTGCGGCTATCGTTCGGGGAGGTCCCCGCCTGCTAACGACAGGCGGGGACCGCTCACTTGTCTTCGGAGTCCCAGCCGATGGCTTCAACGCCAGAGGCGTATCCGCGCCCGGGCGACACGACGCCGGTCGGCGCCCAGCCTGCGTTGATGAACTTGGCCGCCGTCTCCTGCGGCACCCACCGGTCACCACGCGCCGGGTCGGACATCCATGCGGCCAACTCGTCGGCGCTCGCGCACACCGGGCTGATGGGCGAGCCCTCGGATACGGTCTCCCACAGCTGCCAGCCGTCGCCCTTCGGCGGCTCGGTCGGCTCCCACGCCTCGGCTTCGGCACGCTGGCCCGGGTATGCCTCGGTCGAGCCGTGGCCCTTGCAGGTCGGGCAGGTGTCGTCGATGCCCTCTCGTTCGCAGCGGGCGCGGATGACGACGCTGGCGTTGATGCTGTCGTGTCCCATGCCGCGCAGCGACCACTCGTTGACCTGTGCGGCGGTCGGCGTCACGGCAGGCTCGATCTCTTCCAGCTTGCGGGTCTCCTCGCTCCACCGGTGAGTGAAGTCCCTGAGCCGTCCGGCTTCGATGAGCGCGTTGACGTCGTCCTGGTTGAGGTGGTGCATCCAGCCGCTGTTGAAGTGGTCCGCGAGCCGCTGTGCCTCGCGGACGGTCGCAGCCTCGCCGGTGCCGTAGAACTCGGGGGCATTGCTGACGTTGCGCTCGGCGAACGCCCTCACGCCAGGGCTGTCGTGCCGCCACGGTGTCGACCCGGTGCTCGTCGGGCCGAACGGGATCTTCCCGTACCAGAGGTCGTACAGGTTCTGCGCCTGCGGGGAGTAGCCGTTCTCGCAGTCGGGGCACTTCACCTCATCGAAGCGGTCGGGCATCAGGAAGCCCTCCCAGACCTTGTTCAGCGGCCAGTCGAAGTCCAGTGGTACGCGGCGGGTCTCTCGTCCCATGTCAGGGCCTCACTTCTCGCTGTCGCGATTGTCGCGCCACGGCCGCTCCGACCGTGGCTGCTCGGTGTCCCGTTCCGCCGCCCGCCTTCCTGCGGTGGCTACCCACAGGCCGACGAACGCGGCGGCCAGTAGGACCCACGCGATGACGGGCAGGCCGACGAAGAAACCGAAGACGAAGATGACGATCAAGGCGGCGAAGAGACCGCCCGCCGCGTTGATGCTTCTCGGGGGCTGGGGCATGGTCAGTCCTCCAGCCGGGCGGCGAGTTCGTTCATCTCGCTCGCGTCCAGAATGATGCTGATGGCGCGCAGGTTGTTCTCGTCGCGCACTTCGAGCAAGGCGCCACCCGCACCGCCGGGGCGCTGCTCCGCATACTCCTGAAGGGCCTTGATGAGCGGGGCGGTGCTCCCGTTGAGGGCGCGAGGGCTGGGTGGGGTGACGACGATCATCGACTCTCCTTGCTCGTGTGGTGCTTGCGGATGTTTGCTCACTTCTTGGCCGCGCTCTCGGCCTCCCAGCGGGCGGCCACGGCCCTGGTGTAGTCGTCGCCCGGTTCGAGGTCGGCGAGCAGCAGGCCGCCGCCGCTCTCGGACAGGTACCACTCGACCTGACTCACGATCCAGGTCTCCTCGTAGTTGTCGTTCTCGCGCCGCACGATGTCGCCCTTGCGAGGGACCCCGGGGAGTCGCGCCGAGGCGTCTTGATTCGCCGGAAGCAGGAAGATGACCTCCACGCCCTCGGCTGGCTTGACCGTCTCGGCGGGCCCGACGACGGCAACGGTGCGGCCGTGTCGGGTGAGTTCGATGATCTGGCCGGTGTCGCGGACGTGGTTGGCGATGTCGCCGAGCTGTGCGCGGGCGGCTTCGATGCCGTAGGACTTCTCCATGGAGGAACCTTAAGGGGCTTAAGGTCTTGATCGCAAGGGTGCAGACTCCTGAGGCGGGTCGCCGTGCGTGACTGTCCAACTAACGATCGATAGTTGGGTAGTTGGACACACGGGGGCCGAAACGGACATACTGGCCCACCGGGGTGTCCAAAAAGGGTGTACAGAAAGTCTCAATGTCCATTTACTAACCACCACCCCTTGTTGGACAATGAGGCATGGACCTCAACACCCAAGACCTCCTCGATCCGGTCGGAGGTGGAGGCGCCCTCATCGGCTACGCCCGCGTCAGCACCAAGGGCCAGCTCCTCGACCGTCAGATCGCCGCCCTCGAAGCCGCCGGATGCCAGCGGATCTTCAGCGACAAGAAGTCCGGCAAGAACGTCGAGCGCGAGGAGCTCAAGAAGGCCCTCGACTACCTGCGACCCAACGACACTCTCGTGGTGCCATCCCTCGACCGACTCGGTCGCTCAATCAAAGACCTCATCGGCATCGCTGGCGCCCTGCGCGAGGAGGGCATCGGCTTCCGCTCCCTACATGAGTCCCTCGACACGACCACGCCCGGCGGCCGGCTCGTCTTCCACGTCTTCGCCGCCCTCGCCGAGTTCATCCGCGAACTCATCGTCCAAGGCACCCATGAAGGTTTGGCTGCGGCGCGAGCCCGCGGCGAGCGGCTCGGTCGACCGCCGGCGATGACTGAGGAGCAGGTCCGCCATGCCCGCGCGATGCTCTCCGACCCGGAGGCCTCCATCAGTTCGATCGCCAAACTGCTAGGCGTCAGCCGTATGACGATCTACAAGTACGTGCCCGAACTCGCGGCCGGACGGGCGTCCCTGGCGGACGGTGGGGCTACTGGGGAGATAACGGCATGAAGCCTTGCGGGCGCCACTATCGCAACGGCAAGCCGTGCACCGCTGGAGCGAGGCGAGAATTCGCGCGCGCCCCCTTCCCGGCGCCTCAGACCTGCACCAGGCACATGACCGCCGAAGACGTGACCGTTCTCGCCACTCTGGAGACATACCGCCCGCACGGGCCGGCAATACCCGCGTGCATGCGGTGGGGTGCGCCCGAGGAGGCGGGAAGCCGGCAGGCGCTCATCCGCTGGCAAGCTGATCGATGTGCGATCTGCGGGTTCACCCAGGAGCGTCTTCTGCTTGACCATTGCCACGACAGCGGTCTGATTCGTGGCTACCTCTGCGGGTCGTGTAACTCGGCGGAAGGCCACGACAGCGACCCAACCGGCATCCTGCATGCGTACCGCTATAGCCCACCTGCGGTCTTCGTCCGGTGGACGGCGGCCTACCGTGGAATCGCATCCTTCGATGAAGATCCAGCGCCAGGAGTCGTGAAGCGCCTCGGCCCCGTACCGCGCGACACCGCCCTGGCGATCACATACCTGCGGGCCACCTACGAGTTGGGGCTGACCCAGGCCGAGTTGCTCGACGTCACACCCGAGGCCATCGCCGAACTCACAAGTCTGCTCGCTCCCGGCAACGCCCAACGCTGAGCCTCCCCATGCCACACTGGCCCTATGACCGCCTCGCACCCCCGTCGAGGCGGTCGCTCAACTTCCCCCACCGCCCGCGAGTTTTCCCGCCCCCGTTCTGCCATCCTGAAGATGCGGCACGGAAGGGCGGGTGGCGACCGCTGGCGGGAGGATAGGGCAACCTCCCCGTGCCGCCCCATCTGCCGGGATCAGGTCGGAACCAGGCAACTGGATCCCTCCCGCCTTGAGCGGGTTGTGGCCCCCGGAGACCGCGAGAGCCCGGCCGAGTTCCTACCGGCCGGGCTCTCGCGCGTTCAGGCTTAGTTGAAGTCGCCGGCCCGAAGTTCAAGGTTGGGGCCGTTTCCTTGAACTTGCGGCATCCTGGTGGCGGGGCGGCATCGATCCTCGGGAGTCTCCCGAGACACTTGGCAGTGACGGCCGCCGCCCCCCTCGCGCATCTGGCTGGCGGATAGCCTGCCGACGTGAACCCGGACCGCTACCACCTCGCGCTGACCGTCGACGGCCGCCCGGCCATGCACGGGTGGTGGGCCAAGGAGTCGACGGCCCGACGCCAGTTCCGGTCGTGGGTGGGCGAGCACGGCCCGCCCGGCGCGCGGATCGTGCTCGTCGACGAGGCGTCGGGCGACGTGCTGGCGGAGTGGCCGGACGAGGACTGACCCCGCGTTGTCGGTGGCGCCCGCTACGCTGATCCCACTATCCGGCTTTCGATCCAGTCGGGTTTGCTGCACCCCGTCGACTTGGAACCCCGGCGGGGTGCGCTGCTGTCAGGCCTCAGCCCTCTGTGTACCGCACGACTCGCTTCAGCGCCATCTCCACCTCGTACCGGTCGCGCCCGGCCTCCGCCGCGAACACGGTCACCGCAGCCTGCACAGCGTGCGCGGTGTCGACGGTGAGGGCTCCGGCCTGGATCTCCTCCCAGGCGCAGGCTTCGAGGGCGAGCAGGTCGGGAGGGAAGTCGATGGCGGTCACCGGGGGATCTTATGTTGCTCGACCGGATCCATTCGCCACCCCTTGATTGTAGCGTGTGCTACATGTAGCGTGCGATGCATGGTGAACGATGAACAGGCCACCTCTGAGAAGGAGCTGACCGCCTTCCGGGCGACCACCGAAGGGCGAGACGGCATGGTCCGCAGGGCTCGCACCGCCGGGATCAGCAAGCACCGCATCCACGTCCTGTCCGGCATCGCCCGCACCACCATCGACCGCATCGTGAAAGAGGGGAACTGAACATGCCCAACCCGCCCACCGCCGGGCCCCACCTCTGGGAGTACAAGCACCCGCTCTACTGCGAGCAAGGCAACTACTACAAGAGCGGCCTCCACCTGCGCCACGACTCCTGGCAGCAGTTCGTCGACGACACCGAGTACGTCACCGGGGACCGGGACGCCAACCTGCTCTTCCGATGGGACTGGCACCAGGACGGCGACACGAACTCGCTCGACCTGTACTTCATCCTCCAGCGCAAGGGTCTCAACTGCTCCCACGAGATCACGGTGACCGCCGAAGATGAACCGGAGATCCGGGTCTTCCTGACGGAGTGCGCCGAAGCCATGCGCGCGACATGGCAGCCACTGCTGGACCATTCGCCTACCGGGTTGACGGAGGACGAGCTGCTAAGTCATCGGGACGGCCGCGTTCGGCGGCTCGCCTCGGCCCGCTGGCGGCTCGCCACCGGCCGCAGTCATGAAGACTGGCTGCGCCTGCACGAAGAGGACCCAGAGGCGCCAGCGAGGGATGTCCAGGCCGTCATCGACCGGGAAGAGGGTCAGCAGTGATCGAAGCGGCCCGACGCGACCGATGGGAGGCCCGCTTCCGCCTGTACGACGCTCACGACTACGCCAACCTGTCGACCATCGGCATGGCCCTGGCGGACGAGGAGCAGCCCGAGCCGGAAGCCCCGGCGCGCATCGACCGGCTGCGCCCCGAGTTCACCGAGCACTCCGGCGTCGCGGCGATCGACGGCCAGATCCGGCGCGCGGAGCGGCAGCGCGGCCTCTGGGACGCCCGCGTGCGGAAGCTGGCCGCGCTGCGACAGGCCCGCGAGGCGCAGATACAGGCGGGCACGTGGCCGTCCGCTGCGGCCGAGAAGATCACATGCAGGACGGACGAAGAGGCCGCCAGAGGATGAGCGGCTACAAGCACAGCGGGATGACCCGCGAGGACTATGAGGACCGCGAGCAGTTGCGCAGCATCGCGGAGCTGATCGAAGAACGCTGGCCCGGCGAGTGCCCGATCCTGCTCACCGAGCTGGGCGCGTTGATCGAGCGGATCGAAAGGCAGACGTGAGCCGACCCGGACGGCAAAACACCCCGCCCCCTTCGCTGGGGCGGGGTGTTCTCGCTTCTCCGGGAACCACTCCGGGATGTCGTCCGGACCCGTCAGGGATCAGACCGACCCTGCCAGCGTACCGGCGCCCTACGCCGCCTCAACCAGCCCGTCCCGCTCCGCCGCCACCGCCACCGTCCACTCGTCTCGCAGCATCTCGTACCGCTGCCGCGTCTCCCCGTACAGCCAGCAGCCCGCTGCGGCGACGAGGGCGCGGATCTCCTCGTTCACCACAGCGGCAGGGCGTAGAGAGCCCGGGGTGGGGGGAGTGGTGGGCATGGTCAAAGTCTATCGGCGGCCACTGTCAGAGCGTCTGTTCGGGCGGGTTGGGCCGCTCGGGTAGCTCGGCGCCGTCGCGTCGGACGAACCACTCCCACAGTTGCCGCGTGATGCTGCTCCGGTCGCCGTCTGCCGCGTGTGCGGCGGCGTCGAAGTCGTTGACCAGCTCGTCGTCGATGCCGCGCAGGACCCGCTGCTTGTGGCGGTGCCTGTGCTGGCGTCGGCGTTCCTCTTCGCTGGTCATGTGCGAATCATGACAGGTGGCTTGCCACCGGTCAAAGGGATGCGCAATGATGGTGGCAAGCCACCAAGGAGATCCCATGGAACACCCGCACCACCTGACCGTCACAGAGTTCGACGGTGAGCGCAGCGTCGACTGGACGCACCCGGACGACTGCCCGGATGGCGACCACTGCGACATCGCCCGCCGCATCTGCCGCTCTCGCCGCGAGGAACTGTTCGAACTCGCAGACGGACGCCCCGTCGGCCGCTACCTCCTCGGCCGCTACGGCTTCCACAGCCTCGTGCTCATCGACGAGAACGGCGTCGTGCTCCCGGATGTGGTGGAGGCGTTGAGCCCTGCCGCGCTCGCCGCCCGCGAGATCGCCGCCAAGGTGATCCGGGACCTCGCGGAAGGCATCTGCGAGGACACCGAACGCCTTCAGGAACTCGGCGAGATCATCCGCCGAGCCGAAGTCCTCGACCACTGGGAAGGTGCCGCCAACGACGCCATCACCGCCGTCATCGATGAGAACCTCGCCAGCATGCGCGCCTACACCGGACCCATCGACCGACTCCTCGGCGACGCGGCGTGAGCGTCGCCCTGGAACTGGCCGCCGCAGCCCGGACGCTACGTGAGGTAGGTCCTGAGCTGCGGGGGCCGCTGGCCGGTTTGGCGGATCCGTTCGCTGAACTCTTCGAGGAGCGGGCTGTTGTCGCCGCTCGTGATGCCAGAGGATTCGAGACCGGCATCGATGCTGTGGCTCTCACGGCTGCCCGCCGGATCAACGGCAGCGGCGGTTCCGCAACGGCCAGCCCGAACGGTTGCGGACTGTGCGGCATCGAGGAGCGCGGCCACGCCCGCCAGTGGCGATGGCCAGTTGGCTGGCACGCATGGACCGCGCCCACCAAGCAGCAGATCAACAACCGGATGCTCGCAAGGCGAGCAGGAGGAAGGAAGCCGTGACGGACGACTTCGAGCTACGCGACCCTGAGGCGGAAGAGCGCGAACGTGACATCCAGCGTGACACCCACATCGCGGCCCGCACCAACAATCCTGGCGCCATCGATCCGGCCGAAGAGCCCGCCTGTCGTGCCGCCGAGTACGCCAGCCTCGCCGACACCTACAACGGCAGCAGCCTGTGCGGCTGTCCGAACTGTGTCGAGTACGTCGCCGACCGCGAGAGCGAGGACGAGGTCTGATGACCGAACAGCCGGGCCACGCGTCGTTCGTTCCGCCTGTGCACTATGTCCGCGACGACGGTGTCGAGTGCTGCGTCCACATGACCCCAGTCCGCCCCGACTCCTGCCCGGCCTGCCGCGATCTCGCCGATGAGGACGAGGAACGCACCCCCGCCCCGCCGCTACCCGCACCAATCCACACCCACAGTCAGTGGTGCTGGGAGCCGCTGCGCCCACTCCTCAAAACCAGGGTGCGCATCACCGACACGCGCTGGGACGGCGAAACGTGGTGGATTGAGACGGAAGCCTTGGAGAACTCCCGCATGAGGCTGGCCGGGCGCCGACGATGGGATGCACTCGACAGCTTCATCGAGTCCGCCGTCGCCATCGACCCCGACCTGTGAGTGTGACGCTCCGGCTCACCCCGAAGCCCCGCCCGATTCTCGCGCGGGGCTTCGGCATGTCACCCCTCGGCGGGCGGCTGCCGGACGACGAACGACCCCAGCCCCGGCTCCGTGTAGATCAGCCCCTCATCCCTCAGGCCGCCATGCACTTTCTGTGCGGTCGCCTGGGCGATGCCGAACTCGGCACTCAACTGGATGACCGAGGGCACGCGCGTGCGGGGCGGATAGGTGCCATCGGCGATCCGCTGTCGGATCACTGCGGCTACCTGCTTCCACCTGGGCACATCCGCCTCGAATTCGATCACACCGTCAACGTGACACGCCATCCCATGCCACGCGAGATGTCGCATACGAGGCACGGCATAGCATGCTATGTCTAAGCTGCTGAAACGAAGCCCCCGCGACCGCTCGCACGGCAGTCCGGGGGCGTGGACGACACCGCTGGAGCGCCGCCATGGAAGAGCGTAGAGACGGACCACCCGAGCCGGTAACCCGGCCGCCCGTCATAACCTCCGGCGCCGGGACGCTCACCCCACTCCAGCAGGCCTGGAGCGCCTACGTCACGCACGCCACCACCTGCGACGAATGCCGGGACCTCGACCGCAGCGCCTGCGACACCGCGGGGGAGCTGTGGCGGGCCTATCAGGCGGTGGGCGACGACGCGTACCGGCAGATGCCGCGCTGACCCCCGGCCGCCGTGGACGGTGCGGCGGCCGGGTCACACGGGGCGCGAACGGGAACGCTCTGGCCAGAGGGTCGCGGTGGGCTAGATGTTCACATGGGGCACGCCGATTCCGCACAGGTATATGCATCGGGCACGGTTCCCTTACCGGGGGTTTACCTGTTGACTATTAGTCGATAGCCCGGCCCAGACCCCGCCGGAGCTGCCTATTCAGCTGCCCCCGAGGAGGTCTGTCACGTGGACTCGCAGCGCGTGCGCGATGAGCAGCAGATCCGCGTACCTCGGGTCGGTGACCGCGTTCTCATACCGCTGCACGGTCCGCCGTTCTACGCCGGCGAGGTTCCCTAATTCCTCCTGGGAGAGTTCGGCGGCGTGACGGAGGTCGGCGATGCGGCGGCCGAGGGCGATCTGGCGGACGCGGACCCAGTCAGGTCTGACGTTGCGGCGGGCTGGCACCCGGCAAACGGTCTCGGTCAAGTGATCTTGCGTCAGTACCTAAACTGTCGCTTCCGACCCCCATGCACACATGCAGCCTTGCGGGTGTGGCATATGCCGCAGGGCTCGATGTAGTGTCCTAGATTCGAACAGGTGTTCACTCGAAAGAGTGAACAACCGCATTGACCTGCAACCGTTAGGCAATACGGAAGGTCAGGCACCCAGAACGTGCCGGTGAGCCACGGTGGGGCGCCCTCCGTTGTGGTGGCCGGCGCGAGCGCACCCCCAGTCGAGAGACTGGGGGTGCGCGCTCGTTTTGGGAGACGGTTTGGGAGACGGCCACCCGGGCCGGACCCAACCGGACACCCAACGAATCCAGTCGAACGCGAGTGCGTTCCGGTGCTGTACTGGCGAGACGCTGAATCGTCGCAGGTAAGGAGCACTCAACGAAGGGTCTGGGGCGACGCGGGGGATCGTCTCAGGCGGGCGGTACGGGGGCTGACGAGTCGCCCCGCAGCCCCCCTTCCCGCCCAGCAGGACACGCGTAGAGCGATGATCCCGGACCCGCCTGCGTGATCTTCATTCTTCGTCCTGGGAGATTTCTGGGAGATCCACTTTCGGTCCGCGCTCCGAGCGCCGCGGGCGAGGCTCCTCCCACTCCCGGTGGTGGTCCTTCACTCCCGCCGAGGCCTCCCACAGCCTCTGCAGATCCGCCGCGATGTCCAGCTCCATCGGCAGCGTCGTGTGGCTGTAGGTCCCCTCAACTCCAGGGATAACGTGCCGCATCCGCTCCTCAACCGCAACCCTCGGATGCTTCAGCTCGTCGAGCCACGTCTTCATGCTGTGGCGCAGCCCGTGGGGCACCATGTCCTCGATCCCGGCGACCGCCTTCATGTCCGGCAGCCGCGCCGGGCGGCCGAGCTTGTCCGGCGTGGCCGTGTGGCCATCGACCCAGCGGCGCCAGATGTCCGAGTAGAAGTAGGCGGACGTCGACATCTTCCTGCCGTTGGCCGACGGGAACACCCAGGGCGACTTGTGCGAGGCCAGCACCTCGCGCAGCAGCTCGGCGAGGAACGGCGGCAGGATGATGCTGCCCGAACTCCCGTACTTCGGATCGACCTGGGCGGGCTTGCCGTCGACGTACTGGTGCTGCTCCTCCACCAGCAGCCGGAAGCCCTGCCCGTGGTCGTCGAGGATCAGGTGCTCGCGGCGCAGGCCGGCCGCCTCCGATATCCGCAGTCCGCAGTAGGCGATCGTGAGGACGAGGCCGTAGCCGACGATGCCGCGCATCTCCCGGGCATTGCGGGCCAGCAGCAAGGCCTGGCGCGGGGTGGCGAGGACCGTGTCGTCCTTCTTCGGCTTGCCCTTGTACTTGCCGCGGCGGCGCGCCTTCAGCGTGGGGACCGGATTGTCGGCGCGGACCTTCGAGGTGACGGCGTCGTCGAACATGACCCGCATCACCGACATGACGCTCTTCACGTAGCGCGGCTTGTACCGCTTACGCAGCTGCTGCTCCCAGATCTTCACGACAACCTCGGACACGTCCGCCATCGCGGTCGCCTCCCACCTGGGGAGGATCACTGACCGCAGGCGCTGCCGGTACGTCTTGTCGCTGCGGTTGGCCAGCTCCACCGACTCGATCCACAGCTGCGACCACTCGCCGACCGTGATGCGGCCGTCCTTCGGATCGAGGTACACCTTGCGGCGCACGTCGGTTTCGAGGCCGGCGGCGAAGTCCTCGGCAGCCTTCTCCGTGTAGAACGGCTGCTTGTTGTCGTCGCGGGAGACGGAGCCCCAGCTGCCGTCGGGCTTCTTGTACCTGCCGCGCCAGCGCCATTTCCGTGCACGCTTGTCATAGGTGCGCTTCTCCGCGTGCGCCATCGGTCACCTCGCGCATTGATCACTCGAATGGCAGAACTCTGGCACGACCTGGGGGATCTTGGCCATCAGCCAGTGACTGCTTTGAGTGTGCGCAGGACCACGCCCTCGTCGACGCGCTGCCAGCCGGCGGCGGTGGTGCGCAGTATCCGCTGCAGGGCGCTCGCACCCCGCTCGGTGATCAGCTTCTTGTCGATGTAGATCGTGAAGCAGTCGACGCCGTCATCGACCCAGATGTCGACGTTGCACGGCATTCCTGTCACGCGTTGAACCCGCAGGCACATAGGTCCCCCAAAGACCACGCGGGCGCCCTCCGTTGCGGGTCCGCACAGGACATCACAGGTTCGGGCGTTGGGGGAGGGGTTGTGCACAATCTGTGCAGGGGGTATTACGAACCGTTGGCGGCTTGGGGGTCGCCGTTGTCGTCGTCGTCGGGGAGGCGGCGCAGGCCCTCCTCGGTGCGGCGCCAGGCGAGCAGCGCGTCCTGGATCTCCTGCGGTGTGGCGTCGCGGCTGCCGTGCACGACGACGGTCATGCGGGCCCCGTTGGCGCCGGGCAGCTGAATGACGGCGGAGTCGACCAGGGGATCATCGGACACCAGCTCGTCGACGATCCGCAGTGAGTACTTCCGCCGCAGCCTGTCCGCGTCCGTGTCGACGCGACTGTCGACGGGCGCGTCCGAGACGGGAACGGGGTCGCCGCCGTCGAGGACCAGGCGGCCGGATCCCTCCGCCCACCCGAGGTGCGGCTCAATCTTCGAGAGCGTCTGGGGCATGCGGCTGCGCGGCTTGCCGCCTTCGAGGTTCTGAACGCTGCCTTCACTGACGTCGGCGCGTTCGGCCAGTTGGGGCTGCGTGAGGCCGCGCGCTTCGCGGGCCGTCCGGATGGCGTCTGCGAGCCTGCCCCACTGGAGCTTGCTCAGATCCCTCGTCATGACGGCCATGATGCACCACGGGTAGGCAACACGCACCCACTGAATCCCCTAATTGACCAGGATTGATCGGTCTTTGGGGGGCTTTTTTGTTGCCTCGTTAGCGCCTTATTGCGCTTGCGCCCCGTTCGCACTCCGGCGCACTGCGTGCATCTCTGGCCACGGCTTTGCTCACCCGACATCACGCGGCACCCAATGAAGCCATAAAAACACCTAACGAACCCAGCCGAACGCCTTGCCTTCGCTGCGTCGTTAGGTCTACGTTGTGTCTCGTGAGACCCAACGGAGACGCAATGAAGGCCATCCGCGAGGCACGGGGGATCAGCCTTCAACGTCTCGCCAAAGACATTGGCCGAGACCCCGGCTACCTCTCCCGAGTCGAGAACGGCCAACAGGGAGCAGGAGACGGAACCCTCCACCTCTACGCCAAGCGTCTGAACGTGCCCATCGCAGCAATCACCCACGAGGAGACACCCCGTGACCAGGAACGACCTGGCTCCCCCCACCGAGAACCCCAACGAGACGACCCTGATCCTGCGTTTGGCGGAGCTTGCGGCAGCCGTTGAGCGCCTGACCGCGGCCCCCACCGCGGCCGAGCTGGAGCTGAAGTGCTTCACCCCGGCAGAGGCGGGCCCGCTCCTCGGCAAGACCGAGAACTGGGTCGTCGAGGCGATACGGGAACGCCGCATCCCCTTCACCTACGTCGGCCGCTCCCCCCGGCTCACGGCCGATCACATCCGCCAGATCAGGGCTGAAGGCGAAGTCAAGCCCAGCAAGTACGCCAGGCCCATCGCCGCCTGAAACACCAAACGGCCCCTTCGCCGGTGGTCAGAGACCGGCAGCCGGGGCCTACGCGAACAGCCTCACACCACAGTGAAAGGAGGGAGCCGCGTGCTCCCCATTGAATCACCGGGCGGAACATCCCCGTTCGACACCCTGCGCGACGAAGACGGCCGCTGGTCGACTCGCAAGTTGCAGGTCCTCATGGGCTACTCCCGGTGGGAGAACCTGGCCCCGGCCCTGAACCGCGCCATGGCGAGCGCCAGCAACGAGGGTCTGGACATCGAACAGCACTTCCTGCGATCCCAGGAAGTCACCGGCCGTCCCGGCCCCCGACCCGAGGACTTCCGACTCACCCGCCACGCCGCGTACCTGCTGGCCATGAACGGGGACCCCAACAAGCCGGAAGTCGCCGCCGCACAGACCTACTTCGCCATCAAGACCCGCGAGGCCGAGACCGCCGCCCCCGCTCTCCCGCAGGACTACGAGGAGGCGCTGGTCGCTCTCCTCGGTCAGGTCCGGGAGACGAAGGCGCTGACGGCGAAGGTCGCCGAGTTGGAGCCGGCCGCGAACTCGTGGCAGACGCTGGCCGCCGCCGAGGGCGACTTCTCGGTTGCGGATGCGGCGAAGATCCTGGCCCGCGACCCGAACATCAAGCTGGGCCGCAACCGCCTCTTCTCGCTGCTGGACGAGTACCGGTGGACGTACCGGCAGGTGTCGGATGACCGGCCGCGCGTCATGCAGGTGGCGATCGAGCGCCAGTGGCTGTCGGAGATCCCGCAGTCCCACTACCACCCGCGCACGGCCGAACTGGTCATGGATGCCCCGCAGGTTCGGGTGACCGCCAAGGGCCTGCATGAGCTGCACAAACGGCTCGGCGGCAGTGCTGCGGTCGCCATCCCGACCGTTCCGATGCAGGGCGGTGCGGCATGAGTGCCCGTGACGAGGCGGTGGAGATGATCCGCCGTATCTGCCCGGCGCACCTGAGCGCCGATGAGTACGGGCGGATCCTCGCGGAGAAGCTTGACGCCCACCGCGACGAGGTACTCGCCGAGGCGGACCTGCTGCCCAAGGCGGACGTCGTCGCCTGGCTGACGAAGAAGGCCCGCGAGGAGACACCGCTGTGGCAGCTCGCGTCGAAGGTCGAGCGCGGCGCGGTCCGGCCGGACAACCTGCGAATGCTGCCCCCGGACTTCTTCGAGCCCGGCCACTCCTACAGCCACCGCAACGGCCACGACTTCCACTGCGTTGCCGTCACCGCCCACCCCACTACCGGACAGCGTCTGGCCATGGGCTGGCTGTCCGAGCGCGGCGAGTGGCACCGGCCCACCGTCTGCAACCTCGGCCAGTGGCTCCACGAGTACGACGGCGTCCAGCCGCCCGCCCCCACGCCGCAGCACTACGACAAGACGCCGGACTCGCTGGACGGATGCCACTGGTGCGCGTGCGGTAACCGCTGGACCGAAGAGCACGCCAAGGCGGTGTCGTCGTGAGCGCCGTGAAGTGCAGCTGCATGTTCGGCCCGCGCATCGTCGACGGGGAGACCGTGCACTCCGACGACTGCCGGGTGACGAATCCGGTCCGTCACGCCGCCTGGAAGGGCGTGCTGGCGCTCGTCGAGGATCTGCCCCGGGAGACCGGTGGCACGTCCCGCAGCGTCGGCGAGTTCACCGAGGACGGCTTGGGTGGCGCCGCGATGCGCGCCACATTCAGCGCGGGCCAGGAGGACGGCTCCTACAAGGTCTACGCGATCACCGTGGCCGTCGAGCAGTCCGTCGACCACAACGACAAGTTCTGGGGTCCCGGCGGCAGGCGCGACGGCGACGACCTGGCGAAGCGCGTGGTCATCGACGGCGAGCACTACACCCTCGGCGAGGACAAGCCGGGCTACGAGTGGAAGGGCTTCGGCGGGCGCCGCTTCGACATCGAGTTCTTCGACGGTCGCAAGGTCACGACCCACGACCTGTGGCACCAGGGGACGGTTCCGCCGAAGTGGCGCGAGCGCTACCCCGACAACGCCCGGTTCGTGACGCCGGAGCGGGGTGAGGTCGCGTGAACGAGCGCCGCGAGGTCCGCGTGGTCCTCCACCAGCCTGCCGGGGCCGTCCCGCACGAGTCCGCCTTCAAGCACACCGACGTCGATGGCGACCGGCTCCTGATCAGCACCGCACTGTTCGACGACGGCACGCCCGGAATCTACTTCCGCACCGACCCGAACGGCTCGTCCATCACGCTGGCCGAACTCCCGGGTCTCATCGCCCAGTTGCAGGTCATCGCCGACGCCTCCCAGGTTGAAGCGGATGAGGCGGGGGCCACGTCATGACCCGCCCGATCGCCGACCTCGACGCCCCGCCGACCCTGCGGGACCGGATGGCCGCCCTGGTCGCCCTGGTCGCCCGGCAGAGGGTCGACGCCTCAGCCGAGCGCCTCCGCCTGCTGCTGGCTGACCCGCAGGCCGGTGTCCACGGCCAGCACGCCACATCCGGCGAGGGCGCCGAGATGCGGCACCTGCTCTACGACGCCGACGACGACGCCAGCGTCCCCGCCTTCCCCTACCCGACCGCCCAGGAGGCGTAATGCTGCTCGACCTCGCGACGTCTGTCGCCGCCGTCAACGCCCTCATCGCCAAGCACCCGCTGCTGCCCGCCGACGAGATCGTGCCGTCGACGGCCGGGGTGAGCGTCCATCTACACGGTGGGCTCGCCGACTTCGAGGCCTGGCGGGAGGCCCTCGTCATCGGCGTCGAGGAGGTGTCGTTCCATCCCCGCGCGGACGGCACCACGATGCGCGCCGACACCGAGTTCGCCGGTGTGACGGTCGCTCTGGTCGCCTACTCCAGCCCGGTCCCGGCGCCGGTCGCACTGACGGCGGTGGCGGCATGAAGGCCCCCGCCCGTCTCGCCGACACGGTCGAGAACGCGCTCATCGCCGTCAACGAGGAAGCCCACGTGGACTTCGGGCCGCGCGAGGCCGACTGGACGCCCGCCCAGGTCCGCGAATACCTGCTCCGCGCCGACGCCGCACGCGTCGATGCCGGATGGGTGGCGGCGTAATGGTGACCCTGTCCGTGACCCGCTCCCGGGTGGCCGCCACCCTCGCCAGGGCCGCCACAATCCTCGACGTCGAGGGCTGGGACCCGCTCCGCTCCCCGATCGCCGACGCCATCGACCGGGCCGCCGGCTTCACACCCGGCAAGAGCAGCACCAGCGCCGAGAACGCCACCGTCCTCGCTCTGGACATGCTCACCGGCCATCTCACTCTCGGCGCCCCCGACGGGTCCGGCGACGAGCCGCTGACCTTGTGGGAACGCCAGCCGGGCCGCAGCGAGGCCGACGTGCTCGCCGCACTCAGGGGGGCCGCCTCGTGAGCGGCGGCGAGCTGGGCCAGTCCGTGGGGGCGGTCAGCGCACCCACCTTCCGGCAGACCCGTGCCGCGGCCGTGCATGTCGCGGACCGGATCGCCGCCGAGCACCCGCATCCGCTGGACGACGTCATGCCCAAGCTCGCCGGCAAGCAGCTCGCCCGGCAGCCGGCCGTAGCGGCTGGGGTGCTCGAACTCCTCGACGTGCTCGGGCTCGCCGCCACACGGCAGCAGCCGGAAGGGGCCGCCTCGTGAGCGCCACCGCCGGGACCCCGTACCGGTCGCCGATCGCGGGCTTCGTCAACGCACTCGCCCGGCATGCGATCCGCGGCCTCGACGCCCGCATCCGCGAGCTGGAAGCGGTTCTCGCCGCGGCCACCGAACTCAGCCGGGCCGAAGCCACCGCCCGCGACTTCGCCGACAGCGACCGCTCGGGCTACATCGACCGCACCGGACTGGAGGCCGACCGTGCCTGACACCGACACCGACACCAAGCCGAAGACGACAGAGATCGCCGACGTCATCGAGAAGGCCGCCGAGATCGTCGAGAAGAACGGCCTCCACAAGGGCTACCTGTACGACGAGGCCCAGGCCGACGAGGGCACAAAGCCCGCCGAATGCCCGGTCGACGTCGTCGGCGCCATCAACATTGCCGTCTTCGGCAAGCCGTCCTGGCCGTCCGAGGAACGCCCCGGCAGCCGCCTCGCGCAGGCGGCCGTGCTCGCCCTGGGGGAGACCGTCGGCAAGCCGGTACCCGGCTGGAACGACGAGGACGAGCGCGTCGTCGACGACGTCGTCACCAATCTGTGGGAGGCCGCCGAACGCCTTCGCAAGGAGGCGTCGTGAAGCGCGGCACCGGCAGGCGCCGCGCCGGCGCCGACAACGTGGTGCTGCGGCTGAAGTTGGCGAACCTCACCGACGACCTCGCCTGGTACCGGTGCCGCCTCATGGCGGTCACCGCCCGATGCCGGGCCCTCACCGCCCAGGCCGAAATCTCCGACGGGCAGCGGGTCCTCGCCGAACAGCTCATCCAGCGGCAGGTCCGGCAGTTGATGGAACGCGACTCACAGATCGAGCAGCTGCAACGGCGGCTGAAGGCCGATGCGGTCCGCACCCAGCCGATTCCGATCGTCACCGAAGCCGAACTCGCCGCCGCCTGACTCGCCGGGCCGGCGGATGACACAGGCCACCGGACCCGGCGCCACAACGCAAGAAGCCCCGAGCGCTTGAGACGCCCGGGGATCCGACACCAGCATCCCAGGAGTTCCGATGATCGGTGAGACCACCGAATACAGGATGACCATCCACGGCGAGCAGCAGTACACCGTCCCCGACGCCGTCCAGGCCGCGCCCGGACTCGTCGTGTTCCGGATGCCCGCCATTCAGTCCCTGAACAGTCCGGCCCGCTGGCGGATCGGCCACCACGAAGGCCTCGGCATCGCCGAAGCGATGCGCCGCGAAGACGCCCTCAAGGGCGTCGAGATTCTCACCCAGTCCGGCGTCGACTGGACGCAGGACACCAACACCATCAAGGCCGTCGTCACCAACAAGACGGCCCGCGACCTGTACACCAAGCTCAGCTATGCCTGGTGCGAGCAGCCCGGCAGCGCCTACATGCCCGGCGACGTCAGCAACAACGGCACCTACACCGACGCCGACATCCAGGACGCCGCCGACGAGTTCAAGGCCGACCGGTTCAGCGCCTACGACATCTTGCTCGCGATGACGTACCGGGTGCCGTTCATGGGCCTCGACACCGAGGACTTCAACGAAGCCCACGACAAGGTCGTCACGGCGGCAGGGGCCGAGTGATGGCCAATGACCAGCAACGAGCCTGGAACAGGCGCAGCCCGGATCCAGGGGGCCCTTGGCAGCCGCGAAAGCTGACCACCGAGCAGCGCGCGGGGATCACACGCCGCCTCGGCGAGGGCGAGAGCCCCATGGGTCTGGCCACCGAGTACGGCGTGACTGCCAGCCGAATCCGCCAACTCCGCTGACCAACAACCCCATAGCCGCGGCGCGTTGAGCCCCCCGCTCCGCGCCGCACCAGGGCAGCTCGCCCCGCACTACCCCCCTGGCCGGGGCGAGCTGCCCGCCCATTACGACACCCGAAAGCGAGTCCCATGAGTACCGAAAGCACCACAAAGCGTGCGGCGCCACTCCAGTGCAGGGGTTGCGGCGGCACCGCCGGCCCGTTCGTCACCAAGGACGGCCACTGCGAGGACTGCGCCGACGCCGAGGCTGCACTGCGCAGCGCGCTGGAAGACGGTGGCTGGTTGGACGCCAAGGCTGACCGCCTCATGGGCGCCTACGCCGCCGTCATCCTCGGCCGGACCGCCAGCACGCTCCGCACCGTTCCCGGCTGCGAGAGCGCCGCCCGCATCGTCGACAACACGGCGCGGGGGATGCGCCGATGACCACCACCGTTGAAGCGCCCGCCATCGTCGACGGCCTCTCCGCCGAGTCGTACCACGCCGACGTCACGTCGATCTCCTCGACCGGCCTGCGCGCCCTCCTCGCGCCGGGCTGCCCTGCCCAATTCAAGTACGACCGTGATCACCCGGCCGCTCCCAAGCGGGAGTTCGACATCGGGCATGCCGCACACAAGCTCGTCCTGGGGGAGGGCGAGGAGATCGTCGTCACCGAATACGACGACTGGCGCACCAAGGCCGCCCGCGAGGAGCGCGACGAGATCCGCGCCAGCGGCGCCGTACCGCTGCTCTTCCATGAGGGCGAGCAGGTGCAGGCCATGGCCGAGGCCGTCCAGAAGCACCCGCAGGCCGGACCACTGTTCACGCCCGGCAACGGCATCCCGGAGCGCTCCATCTACTGGACGCACCCGGAGACCGGCGTCCGCGTCCGCGTCCGCCCGGACTGGCTCATGGTGCGGCCCGACACAACGCTCGTGGTCGACCTGAAGACCGCGGCGGACGCCAGCCCGGACGGCTTCAGCAAGTCCATCGAGTCCTACAGCTACCACCAGCAAGGCGCCCTCTACCTCGACGGCGTCGAGGCCGCAGGGCTCGCCCCGGAGGGGGGCCGGTTCCTCTTCGTCGTCCAGTCGAAGAAGGCCCCCTACCTGGTCACGGTCCGCGAACTGAAGGACCAGGACCAGGACATCGGCCGCGGGCGCAACGAGGTCGCCCTGCGCCGCTACGCCGAGTGCACCGCCAAAGACGAGTGGCCCGACTGGACCGGCCCCGTCACCGAGATCCCCCAGATCGGAATGCCGAGCTGGGCCACCATCCGACAGGCAGAGGAATACCTGAAGTGACCTCGAACGAGATCGCCACCCGCGCCGAAGAAACCGCCGCGGTCGTCGCCGCCTACAACGCCAGCCCCGAGCCGGCCGAGTCGGAGCTGGAGGCGTGGGCCCGCGACGCCATCGCCATCTCCCAGATCTCCGCGAACATCGCCACCACCAGCCTCGCCGGCGCCTACCGCGGCAAGCCGGACGAGGTCACCGCTGTGATCCTCGCTGGACACGAGCTGGGCATTCAGCCGATGACCTCGCTCAAGTCCATCGACGTCATCCAGGGCCAGCCCGCCCTGCGGGCGCACGCCATGCGCGGCCTGCTCCAGTCGAAGGGCCACGAGATCGAGCTGGTCGAGTCCGACGACACGCACTGCGTCATGCGCGGTCGCCGCAAGGACGGGGAGGCGTGGCAGGAAGTCGTCTGGGACATCCCTCGCGCCCAGAGGCTGGGGCTGCTGGGCAAGGATCAGTGGAAGAAGCAGCCCAAGACGATGCTGATCAACCGGGCCACCGGTGAGATCTGCCGCCTGGTCGCCGCGGACGTCCTGCACGGCATGCCGTATGCGGCCGAGGAACTCGACGGCTACACCCACGGGGAGGTCGTCCAGCAGAAGCGGGCCCCGCTGTCCGTCGCCGCCCTCACCGCGCCGACTGCGCCCGCCTCGCAGCCGCACGGCTCCGACATCGTCGACGTCGACACCGACGACGAGCACACCGCCGCAGTCCGTGAACTCCGGGACTTCGGCAACGAGATGGGCATCGCCGACGACATCGACGCCCTCGCCTACGAGGAGCTCGGCGCGCCCCTCGACCACGTTGCCGCGGGCGCCATCCGCGACCTCACCGCCAAGCTGCGCGCCGCCGCGGCCCAGAAGGCCGGTGCCGCGTGAACGTCGACCACCGCGCCGAAGCCGAGAAGCACCTCGCGAACGCCGCCTACCACCTGACCGAGGACCCGGGGGACATGCGGATCGCCGAGGTCGCTGCCTGGATCGGGCAGGGCCACGCGAACCTGGTCCGCAACGAGGAGCAGGCGGCCACGACCGCCGACCTGCGGGACGCGATCACGCTGCTGCGGCGTCGCGAGCACGCGACGCGGGAGGCCGTGTCGCAGCACATCGCCAAGGGGCTGGCCAGCAGGGAGAAGGCCCGCTGGAGTGCGGCACGGTCTCTCGCGCAGGCCCTCGACGAGGCCCACAACAACGTAGATGACCTCATCGACGCCCGACTCTCCGATGACGGCTACGACACGAAGCTGCCCTGGACCTTCCCGGCGCCCGTCGCCTCCGGCGACCCGTGGGCGGCCACCCCCGACATCACCGCAGACGTTCCGGTGCCCGTCCGCCGGGTCATCGCCGGGCACCTCGCCGAGGCGCTCCTCGGCGGACAGAGCGAAGACGTCCGCCAGTGGGCTCGCGGCATCACTTTCGAGCTGAAGCGCGTCGGCGCCGACCTCGCACCCGACATCGAAGCCCGGATTCGCAACCTCACCCTCGGCTACGACCCGTCAGCCCCGCCCTTCTAAGCCACCCAGTCCGGGGCGTGCGCACCCGTAATGCGCGCGCCCCGGCGTCACCAAGGAGACCACGCCATGGCAAGGAAGTTCGACATCCGCCCCGCCATCCAGGAGCTCATCGACCAGCTCCGCTTCCGCTCAACATTCGGCCGCCCCTGCTACATCAAGCGGACCATCGGGTACGCCGCCCTGATCGTCCCCGAGCTCCACAACGGCGCCAACGGGCCCTACGCCCACCTGCGGACGTTCCAGCGGACCACCCTCGACGAGGCCATCAACCGCGGCTTCGTCACCCTCGGCCCGGTCCTCGGCCCCGTCCCGGCATGCAGCGGCGACCGCAGCCACTGGGCCACCGACATCGGCCACACCGGTCGCACCATCGAACTCGCCGGCGGTGCGCGATGACCAACCTCTGGCGCCGCGTCCTCGCGGGCCTCACCCACGCCGGCCCCGGCTACGACCCGATCCACGACAAGGCCGTCGAGATGCAGACCGCGCTCGGCCTGCTCTCCGACCGCTACCTGCAAATCGCCGACCAGGCCAGCAGCGAGGCCGCCCGGGCGCGGGCCGTGCAGATCCGGCAAGCCGGCAACGACATCCGGCACACCCTCATCCACGGCCGCATCCCCACCTACCTCATGACCGACGCCGAGCTGGAGCAGTACGGCACACCCGAGGAGGCCACGTCGTGAGGGCCTTCTACCGCGGCTACAACGCCGCCACGGGCCGCCGAGCCAAGCAGGTCCGCCGCCTGCACATCGTCCGCGAGGACGGCAAGTTCCCCGGCCGGTCCGCCCTGTGCGGCGCCGCCGGATGGAACCACAACAACTCGCCCGCCGTGATCCTCGACCCCATGCCCGAGGAACCCCCGACCGGGCTCACCTGGTGCAACTCGTGCGTCGGCCACGCCGCCCACCTCGTCGGCATGCTCAACCGGTTCGCAGTCACCGTCTCCGAACTCGCCCGCGAGCGAGAAGCGGAGAAGCCCACACCGCCACCGGCCAGCCGCTGCGGTCGCTGCTCCCAAGCCCGCCCGCTCTTCCAGTTCTCGTGGATGCCGGACGGGTGGATGGAGTTCAAGGAGATCCAGCTGTGCGCCCGCTGCCACAGCCTCTCCGCCCTCGAAGACGAAGACGGGCGGCTCGACTCCGGGCCCCTGCTCGACCGGATCGGAGCGTACTCGTGAGCCGCTGGTACGTCCGCCAGTCGACGAAGCACGGCGGCATCCACCCGCCCCGGACTTCGATCAGCCGCGGCTACGAGCCTTCGTCCGCGATGCGGCGGCAGGAAAACCGCATCCACGACAAGCAGATCCTCGCCGACTACGTGCAGCTCAAGCCCGGCGTTCTCGTCGTCTGGGACCGGCAGCCCCACCGTGTTGTCGAACTAGCCGAACGACCCCTCGACCTGTGGGGCGACAAGCACGAGATGCGGTACGCCACGGCCATCACGCAGTGGGAGATCGGCGGGAAGCGCGGGGACCGGCCCGAGAAGGCCACCTGGACCGGCCGCCCCTACGTCTTCGTCCTCCAGCCCGACGGCAAGCCGCACGAGGAGCCGCGCCACCTCATCGGGCCGGCCAACCACTCCTGGGACGTCCTCCCCGAGCACTACGCGATCTGCTCCGCCTGTGGGGAACTCCCGCCCTGCCGCGACGAACTGAACGAACGCGAAGCCGACCAGCAGGCAGCCAAAGCGGACGTCGTCATGGACATTCCGCCCGGGCATTGCCTCGGCTGCGGCGAATTCGTCACAACCCGCCAGAACGCCGCCCGCTTCCCCGGACCGAACCTGTGGCGCCCCGACCTGCCCGAAAACTCCGCGGTGTTCCACGCCCGGCAGGAGTGCTCCGGCGAAGTCGACCGATACCGCCGCGCATGGGAAGCCCGCGGCAACACCGACACCCAGCCCGCCCTGTTCGCCGACGAGGAGAACGCCTCATGAGCAACCTGACCCCCGCCTTCGACGGCAACCAGCTCGCCGCTGCGGCCCCCGCGATCCGCCGCGTCATGGACGACTACGAGGCGTGGGAGTCGATCGTCCGCCCGCACTACGTGGCCGCCGCCAAAACCGGAGACTCCTTCCTCTTCTGGCAGGTCGCCCAAGCCAACGACCTGCCCGAGCCGCCCAACCAGCGACTCGACTGGGCGCGCCTCGCATCCGCGCTCCACCGCGACCACATCACCCGGCCCGACGGCTTCGGACTCGCCCGCGACAAGAGCGCCTGCCGTCGCTGGCGGGGGACCGTCGAAGCCATGCAGGGGAGGGCGGCATGAAGGCCTTCTACGAGGACGACACCGTCCAGCTGTACCTCGGCGACTGCCTCGACATCCTGCCGACGCTCGCCGACGTGTCCGTCGACGCGATCGTCTGTGACCCGCCGTATGGACTCGCAGACCACCACCCGCGCGTCATAGCCGAGACGCTGGCCGCCTGGCTGGCCGGTGACCGCGCCTCCGTCCCAGATGGCCGGGGTTTCATGGGCCGCGAGTGGGACCGGTTCGTGCCGCCTCCCGCTGTGTGGGACGAATGCCTGCGCGTCCTGAAGCCCGGGGGGCATCTGCTGGCGTTTTCGGCCCCCCGCACCGTCGACCTGATGACGCTGTCGATCCGGCTCGCCGGATTTGAGATTCGCGACTCGCTCATGTGGGTTTTCGGGTCCGGGATGCCGAAGGGCCAGAACATCGGCAAAGCCATCGACAAGGCCGCCGGGGTGGAGCGTGCGGTGGTCGGGCGTCGAGACCGATATCGCGACGGTCGCGAGCGACAGAACCTGGGCGACCGGAACGAGGTCTATGGCACCGGGTTGACGGCGAATGGCGTCGTCGACGTCACCGCCCCTGCAACAGACGACGCCGCCCGGTGGGAAGGCTGGAACACCCAACTCCGCCCCGCGCACGAACCGATCGTCCTCGCCCGCAAATCCACCGGCTTCAACACCATCGTCGCCAACGTCCTCGAACACGGCACCGGGGCGATCAACGTGGACGGCTGCCGGACGGCGACCGTTTCGGCCGGACCGGGCACAACTCCGCAGTCAAGCGTTGCCGGTCGGCGCGGATCGATGGCTGGATCGCTGGACCGTGTGGACTACGACGGCAGCGCCGGTCGCTGGCCGACGAACGTCCTCCTCGGCCACGGGCCCGACTGTATTGACGGCGGGGACTGCCAGACAGGGTGCCCGGTCGCGGACATGGACCGGCAGAGCGGCATCAGCACGAGCCCGACCGGCTCCGTGAAGGGGCAGCGGCGCAGCGGCGGAATCATGGGGCAGGCGGCCGGAAGCAAGATCAGCAACAGTGGTCACGGCGACACTGGAGGCGCATCCCGGTATTTCCCGATCTTCCGGTATGAGGCGAAAGCCCCGAAGGTCGAACGCCCCCGCCTCGCCGACGGCACCGCCTGGCCCACCGTGAAACCGCTCGCCCTGATGCGATGGCTGGTCCGGCTCGTCACCCCGCCCGGCGGAACCGTCCTCGACTGGTGCGCCGGAACCGGCACCACGCTCGAAGCCGCCCGCCTCGAAGGCTTCAACAGCATCGGCGTCGAGCGGGAGAAGGACGCCGCCGAACTGTGCCGCATCCGCCTCGCCAAGCCGTACATGACCGACCTCTTCGGGGGTGCGGCGTGATGCACACGGTCTTCTCGAACCTGTGGTGGGTGTGGCCCGCCATCGTCTTCGCCGGCGCGCTCGGCGTCATCATCGGCGCCCTCCTCAACCGGCGCGCCACCACCCGCCACAACCGCGGGAGGCGGACGTGAACCCCGAACGCGCCACCGGCCTCAACGCGCCCGCCAACTGGTACATCAACCAGCTCGCCACCTACGGCTGGCCCGTCCTCGCCATCACCGCCATCGTGCTCATCGCCGCCTGGTGCGGCATCGGCGCCTACCTCAACCGGGGGCGGTCATGAACCCCGACCTGTACGGGGCGTGGCTCACCGCCGGCAACAACCTCCAGCCCGTCGGGGACTGGCTCGGCCGGAACTGGATCTGGGTCGGCGCCGTAGTCGTCGCCGCCGGAATCGCCTGGTGGGCGCTGCGGCGGGAACTCCGGGCCGCCGGCGACCAAGTCACCGCCATCCTCGCCGAGCCGACCACGCAGAACGCCGACTGGGGCACCGACGACGAACTGCTCCTCGACGCCTACCTCACCTACTACGGCAACGGCGGACTCCAGAAACTCCGCGACGCCATCGACCAGCACCGGAAGGAGAAGCCGTGAGCCGCTACGACTGGATGGACAGCGCGGCCTGCGCCAGCTCCGAACCCGGGCTCTGGCACCAGGACGGCAGCGCCAACTACAGCAAAGCCGCCCGCATCTGCCGCAGCTGCCCCGTACAGCGCCAGTGCGCCGACTTCGCCGCCGAAGTAGAAGGCGACGGCAGCAAGCGGGGCCGGCACGGCCTGTGGGCCGGCGAATCCCCGCGCGAACGCCTCGCCCGCAGCAGCCACCAGACCCGCGAGACAGCACACGAGGCGATCCTCCGCCTCACCGCCCGCGGCGGCCTTGACCCCTATCGGATCGCCGAACTCGTCGGCGTCGACGTCCGCACCGTCTGGCGCGTCACCAAGCCCTACCGCGACCAGATGGGAGAGGCCGCGTGAACACCAACGACTGGCGGCACCACGCGGCCTGCCTCGACCACGACCCCGAACTCTTCTTCCCCGTCGGCGACTCCGACACCGCCCGCCTGCAAGCAGACGACGCCAAGCAGATCTGCCACACCTGCCCCGTCATCGAACAGTGCGCCCAGTGGGCCATCGAAAGCCGTATGGAGACCGGCGTATGGGGCGGCCTCGACGAAAACCAGCTCCGCAACATCCGCCGCCACCGCACCCCGTCACGACGCACACCCGCCCGCTGTGGCACCCGCTCCGGCTACAAACGCCACCACCGCGAAGGCACCCCCGTCTGCCAGCCCTGCGGCGACGCCAACCGGGCTTATGCCAACCAACGACTCAACAAGCAGGTGGCGGCGTGAGCTTCTCACTCACCTGGGCGCCGAAGCAGCCCGGCCTCATCTTGGATCTCTTCGCGGGTCCCGGCGGCTGGTCGGAAGGCCTCCGCATGCTCGGCCTCCAGGACGTCGGCCTCGAATGGGATGAGGCAGCCTGCAAGACCCGGGCCGCCGCCGGGCACCTGACCGTGCGCGTCGACGTGTCCTCGTTCGCCCTGGGACCGCTCATCGGCCGCATCTGGGGCGCGATCTTCTCCCCGCCCTGCACCAAGTTCTCCGCCGCCGGCAAGCAGTTCGGGCTGAAGGTCATGGGTCTGCTCGCCAACGGCATTCAGCGCATGTTCCGTGGCGACGACTGCCGTCAGGAACTCCGCGACCGGATCTACCCGGCCGCTCTCGCCGAGCAGGAGACCGCCAACGCCAAGCGGAAGACGCCCTGGACGCAGGACAAGGTGGAGGCCGCGGCCCGCGACGACGCGTTCGTCACCGTCCTCATCCTGGAACCCGCCCGCTACCTGCACGCCCTGATCACCGGCGACACCGGCGACGGCATACCCCTGGAGTGGGCCGCGTTCGAGCAGGTGCCCGGCGTCCTCCCGCTGTGGAAGGTGTACGCCGAGGAACTCCGCCGCATCGGCTGGTCCGTGTGGACAGGCGTCCTCAACGCCGCCAACTACGGGGTGCCGCAGACACGGGAACGCGCCGTACTCATCGCGTCCGGCGTGCGTCGCGTCTCCGCACCCGACGCTACGCACGACAAGGCGCCGGCATACGACCTGTTCGGGGACTGCCTCAGCCCCTGGGTGTCAATGGCCGAGGCGCTGGGATGGATTGACAGTCTGACCGTCAACACGCGAGGCGACCGCAAGACGTCTGGCGGAAACGAGTTCTCCGCCGACGGGCCGTCATGGGCGCTGACCGAGAAGACCCGGTCCTGGCAGCTCCGCAACGGCACCCAGGCGAACGCCGCCGTCCGCGACCTGAACGAGCCCGCCGGAACCCTGTCCTTCGGGCATCGCTGCAACGACGTCTCCTGGGTGCTGAAGCACAACAGTCGGACCAACGCCACCGTCCGGTCAGTGGACGAGCCGGCGGCCACCCTCGCGTTCGGGCACGCCCGCAACGAGTACGAGTGGGTCAACACCCGCCCGGCGACCACCGTGTGCGCGACGAACAGGATCGCCCCGCCGGGGCACCGTGACCGATCAAGCGACGGCGAGTCCCAGTTCGCCAGCCCCGACACCGTGCGCATCACCGTCCCTGAAGCGGCCGTCCTCCAGTCGTTCCCCGCCGACTACCCGTGGCAAGGCACCAGGACCAAGCAGTTCGAGCAGGTCGGCAACGCCTGGTGCCCCCGCGCAGCCGCTGCCGTCGTCGGCGCCGCAACCGGCATCGACTGGCAGCCCCTCGTCGCCCGCCACTACGGCGAGGCCGAGGAGGCGGCCGCATGACCGCCCACCCCCGCCCGCCACCCGGGCCCTGACACCCATCCCGCACACCAGCCGGACATGCACCCCAAGGCAGACATAGCGAAGCCCCGCCGTAGCGGGGCTGGGAGGAGACGAGGTGACGTCAGAGGATGTCGTCGGCCTGATCGCCGTCGAGGTGCTTGAGCCGGCGCTGCATGGCCTGCTTCCTGCGCCAGGCGTTGACGCGCGAGTGGACGTGCCGGCGGATGTCGTCGGCACGCGACGTGCCTTCCTCGTCGCACAGCTCGCCGTATGCCGCCCACATCTCCTCGTCGATGCGGACCATACGGCCGGGCGTTCCTCTCGTGGTCATGTCGACAGAGTAGCTGACCGTGCAGTGGCTAGGCACCCCGCCACCTGCGACAGGCGCGGTTGCGACTACGTCACACCCACTGCATGTGTTGCTGATGTATTGCGTGTGCCTACACACCCTGCGATAGGATCGAAGGGCATCCGGGGCATTAACTCCGCCCCGCCGAAGCCTCCGTGAGGGCTGCCTCGAAACAACTGACCAGACCCCGAGACGCCCCTCCTGAGAAGAGATCCACTCCATGCCAAGCCGGTTCGAGTTCGAGCGCGCGATCAGGCGCAGCGGTCTGCCGCCCTTGGCGCGGTTCATCGCGCTGACGATCGCGACCTGGGCCGACGCCGAGACCGGCTCCATCTCCCGCAAGAACCAGCCCGCCCAGTCCGTCCTGTTGGAGGCCACCGGAATGTCGAAGTCGTCGTTCC